CGTGATTTTTTACCAGACCGCCGGCTCGCAGCTTTACATCCTTGATTGCCTCTCGACCTCGGGCGCCTCGCTGGATTGGTGGCGGGACGAGATCGTGCGGGTGCACGCCGAGCGCGGCTGGCGCCATGGTACTGATTTTGTGCCGCACGACGCCAAGGTGCGCGAGCTTTCGACCGGCCGCACTCGCGTTGAGACCATGGGCGCGCTCGGCCTGCACCCGCAACTGGCGCCCGACGCCACCCTGCAGGACGGCATCAATGCGGTGCGGCGCACGCTCGGGCTCTGCGTGTTTCACCCGAGATGCGAGGACAAGCTGCTGCCGGCGCTGGAGCAGTACCGTCGTGATTGGGACGACGAGAAGAAATGCTTCACCGTCAAGCCGCTGCATGATTGGACCAGCGACCGCGTCGACGCCATGCGTTACCTGTCGCTGGCCTGGAAGCCGCCCACGGCGCGCGTCATCCCCATGCCCCGGCGCGAGGGTTGGCACATCCCGGAGCCGGCGCCGCCGCGCTCGGGCATGCGGCTGTGAGCCGGTCGCGCAGCGCCGGATCGTGCCACCATCCCGGCAGCCAGACGCACAGCGCGCAGTACGGATGGGTTGGCGACGGCACGCAGCCGCTGACGTGCCCGCCGCATTCGCAGCAGTCATATTCGGTTTTTTCGTCGCTCTTTCGGTGCGCTACGTGCTGCGTCATGGGGACTACGCTCCGGGTGGCGCGCGCGGGCGCCGCGTGCGACTATAGGACTGATTTGGTTTTGCAAGGGGTGTGACGCATGGCCGGGCAGCGGTCATCCGACTACCCGTCGTATCCGGCCGATCGCGATCCGCGCCCCTACGCGGCGCCCGGCCCGAGCGACGCGGACATTTCGCATGACGCGCTGGATTATAACCCGGCGGTCGAGCCGCGCCGTTCCGGCGCGTGGCTGAATCTGCTCGAAGAAAGCGAAAAGGCCTTCGAGGACTGGAACCATCACTGCGACCTGATCGACGAGCGCTATGCCTCGCTGTCGCGGCTCTGCGCCGAGACGCGCACCAGAGAGTTTCAGTTGTTCTGGGCGAACTGCGAGGTGCTCAAGCCGGCGATTTACGCCACCGCGCCGGTGCCGGTTGTCGTCACCAAATTTAAGGATAGGAGGCCGGTCTACCAAGCCGCCAGCGAACTGCTCGAGCGCTGCTGCACGGTGGCGTTCGACATCGGCCGCATCCAGGACGCCATGCTGCTCGTCCGCGACGACCTCGCGATGGCGGCGCGGGGCGTCATCTGGGTGCGCTACGAGGGCGCCCGCGGCGCGACGCATTACGGCCACGAGCGGGTTTGCTATGATTTTAAAAACCGCCGCGACTTCCTGCACAGCGTCTCGCGATCGTGGCAGGAAGTGTGGTGGGTTGCTGCCGCGAGTTACCTGACCCGCGATGAGGCGCGCGTGCGCTTCAAGGCGTCGTCTGGTGATTGTTACCAGGACGCCGAGTATAAGGTCGATAAAGACTTGCAGTCGGTCGGCGGCGCCGACAACCGCGAGCGCGCCAAGTTCTGGGAAATCTGGAACAAGAACGAGCGCCGCGTGGTTTGGGTGGCGCAGGGCTGCGAGGACATCCTCGACGAGGACGACCCGCATCTTGAATTACAGAATTTCTTCCCGTGCCCGCAGCCGGCCTACGGCGCCGTGCAGCGCGGCAGCCTCGTGCCTGTTCCTGACGTGCTGCAGTACAAGGACCAGCTCGACGAGATTGACATGCTCACCAGCAAAATACACGCGCTGAGTGACGTGATCGAATGCAAGGGTTTCTATCCGGCCGGCGGCGAGATCGGCGACGCCATCAACCGCGCCGTCAGCGTCAAGACGCCGTCGACGGTGATGGTGCCAATTTCGAATTGGAGCGCCTTTGGCGGTAGCAAGGACGTGGTGATCTGGCTGCCGATCGACATGATCGCGCAAGTGGTGACGACCTTGGTGGACCTGCGCAAACAGGTCATTGAGGATGTTTATCAGATCATGGGTTTGTCGGATATTATGCGCGGCGCCACTGATCCGAAAGAAACGCTCGGCGCCCAGCAGCTCAAGACGCAGTTCGGTTCGACGCGCGTTGAAGATAAGCAGAACGAACTCAAGCGCATTGCCCGCGATCTGGTGGCAATTACCGCCGATATCATTACCGAGAAATTTGATCCAGTTACCATTATCGAGATGTCGCAGACGCAGCTGCCGACGCAGAAGATGCAGCAGGACCAGATCAGGCAAATCCAGCAGCAGATGGCGGCGCAGCAGAAGGCGATCGGGATGCTGTCGCAACTGCCGCAGGCGCAGCAGGCCTTGGCGCAGGACCCGGATAAAGCCGCGCAGATGCAGCAGCAACAGCAGCAGATGAGCCAAGCCGGCAGTAACGCTATCGCGCAGCTTAACGAAACCGCGACGCTGGAGCAGGTGCTGGAGTTTCTCAGCAGCTGCCGGGCGCGGGCGTTTACACTCGACATCGAAACCGACAGCACGATCATTGTTGACGAGAACGCCGAGAAGCAGCGCCACACTGAATTCGTTTCGATGCTCGGGCAGTTGCTGCCGCAGCTTGCGCAGATGGTGATGACGACGCCGCAGGCCTCTGGGTTCGCTGCCTCGGTGCTCAAATTCTCCTGCTCGGCGTTCCGCGGCGGCCGCGAGATGGACGGCGCGATCGACGAGTTTGCCGAACTGATGAAACAGAAGGCCGACCAGCCGCAGGGTGATGATCCGGCGACGGCGGCGACCAAGACGCAGTTGCAGATCGAGCAGATGAAGAACCAGCGACAGGCGCAGAAGGATCAGGCCGATACGCAACTGAAGGCGCAGGAACTGCAGATGCGCGATCAGCACGAGAAGATGAAGATTCAGAGTAACGAGCAGCTCAAGCTGCTGGAGTTGCGCGGCCGTAACGCCGCCGACGAAGCCAAGGCGCAGCAGACTAACCAGAAGGCGATGGCCGAGGGACAGGCGCATCAGGCGGATTTGATCGCGACGGTTGCCAAGGCGCGCGCCGATGAGCAGACCAATGCGCTCAAGCAGCGCGAGCTTGCCGCCCGCACGCAAGCGCATTTGATCAAGGCGGCACAACCGCCCGCGCCACAGGGAAGGCCGTTCTGATGGCGACGCCGGTTGTGACCATCGCTTCCGGCGGTCTCCCCGTCGTCGAAACGCCGCTCGGCAAGCCCGTTTCCGAGGCGGCGAACGGGCGCGGCGTCGCGGTCACCAAGGTCATCGGCAAGCCCGGCCTGCCGGTGGTTTACGTCGCCGCCGCGGGCCCGCTTAAAGGGTCCGGCTGATGCCCACCGCCCCCCTTACAAAGTTCGGCGCCTTAATTGACGAGCTATCGCGCGGCGGCCACAACCTGCAAACCGCGGTGCTCAAGGCGGCCCTGACCAATACGGCGCCGAGCGTTGCGGACACGGTCTGGAGCGCCGCCACCTATCCGCCCCCCGCCGCCGCCAACGGCTACACCGCCGGCGGCAATACGCTCACCACCACCAGCGCCGCGACCTCGGGCGGCGTGTTTACCCTGGTGCTGGCTGACAGCGTCTTTACCGCGACGGCGGGCGGCATCGGGCCGTTTCGCTACGTCGTCGTCTACAATTCCAGCGCCGCTAACAAGCTGGTCGGGTTCGTCGACTACGGCAGCGGCGTGACGCTGCCCGCCGCGGGCGACTTCACCGTCGATTTCGATCCGGTCACGGGGGCGCTCACCATTGCATGACCACATGGGTGCCAGAGCGATGGGACGTTGGTCACTGGGACCAAGCGCACTGGGACGGGCAGCTTGGGCTGAACGTCACGCCGGCTGCCGTATCAATTACCGCCCGGGATGTCGCGCTGCGGGCGACGGCGCGGCTTACGATCGCGCCGGCCGCGATCGCCGTCACCGGTCGATCTGTCCTCCTGGCGACTGCCGCGCGGCTTACGATCGCGCCGCCGGCCGCGGTCGCGGTCACCGGCCAGGATGTCGGGCTGCTGACGGCGTCGGCGCCGGCCGGCCTGACGCTGACCGTGACGCCGCTCGGGGTCGTGCTGACGCCTGGGGAAATCGGCCTTTTCGTTTCGCATCCGGTGCCGCCGTTCGTGCCGCCTCCTGGCGTGCTGACGTTCGGGCAGCGGGTGTTTCTGCGGCGCTGGTAGGCTCCCATGGCCGAGCCTGACCCGGAGGCCCTCGGCGAAGTAGCGGCGCAGGACCGGCTCCTGCCGCCGCCGGACGCCCGGCCTGACCCGCGTTTCTACCAGTGGGCCGGCGTTTCTCACCTGTTCGACCCGGCGACCTACCGGGATTTGCCGCCGCCGAGCATTGCTCCCAATGAGCAAGGCAAGGTGCCGCAATCCGATCCGCGCGTGCTCGGCGGCCTCGCCGACCTGACCAACGTGGCGCAGAACTTCATGCCGCTGGGCGGCTCGGCGGTCGGCGCCGCCAAGGCGGCAGTGCCGCTGCTGGGAGGCCTCGCGCGCGGGGCGGCGCGGGAGGCGCCGGCGGCCGAGAGCGCGTTGGCGCAGGGCATCCGCGCCTATCATTCCTCGCCGCACGATTTCGACAGGTTCGACCTCTCGAAGATCGGCACCGGCGAGGGCGCGCAGGTCTACGGGCACGGCCTGTACTTCGCCGAGAACCCGGCGGTGAGCGGGCAGGGCGGGCAGTATTGGCAGCAGTTTGCACAGCGATTTAAGGGGCCTGAACAGACGGCTGCGCTTCAGCTTAAAAACGCCCAGTTTGACCGAGACGCCGCGGCGCAAAAGCTGGCGGAAAATATTGCGGCGACGAAGGCGGAAATAGAAGCCGGCACGTTTTCCAACGGGCAGAAGATGTCGCCTGAATACCTGACAGATCAGGTTTATCAGATTGCCAAGCAGCGGCAGGCGCTCAAATTACTCCAAAGCGGCCAGCCGGTCGGCCCGCGCACCTACGAGGTGAACATCAAGGCGCGGCCGGAAGAGATGCTGGATTATGACAGGTCATTAAGCGAACAAAGCGGTCATGTAAAATCTACCCTTGGTGGTCTGGGCATTGAAGATACCGGAGGGCAGTCACTTGTTAATTACTTAGCCGAAAAATTTGGCGGTAGTTCAAGATCGTCAAAATCGCTCCGCGACGCCGGCATTCCCGGCATCAAGTATCTCGACCAGGGATCGCGCATATCGTCACCGGGGCAGATCGATATGATACGCCAGAACATCGCGCAGCGGGAAGCATCGCTCGCGAAGAACCCCGGCGACCCGACCGACACTAAATGGCTGGCGGAATATCAGGACATGCTCAGGCGAGCGGAAAATCCGACCCGCAACTATGTCATCTTCGACCCGGATCGCATCGATATCCTGCGCAAGTACGGCATGGTCGGCGCGGCGCCGGCCGCGGCCGGCGCGATGGGCGAATTAGCGCGGCAGGAGCAATAGGCCATGGCCGACCCCGATGCGCTGGGCGAGCTCGCGGCGGTCGATAACCTGCCGCCGGATTTGCTGGTGCCGCCGCGGGCGCGCATTACGATCGGCGGGCCCCGCCCGGACGACGCCACAACCGACTATCGACCGGATGCGTTCGAGGCCGCCGCCGAGGTCGCCCGGCGGCGCTATCCGAACGTGCCGCTTGCGGTTCTGCCTGAGAGCTCCACCGAGGGGCCGCTGCAGGCTGTGACGTCGCTCGGCCGTGGCCTCGCCGCGGCGCCGGGCAACGTCGGCCGCGTCGCCGAGACGGCAATGGGCAGGCTTGCCGATCCTAACTTCTACGCGACGCAGCCGCCGCCGGCGGTTACGTCAGGCGGCATGCAGGCGCCGCCCTATGTGGCGCCCGGCCAGGGCTCGCTGGCAGCCCGTATTGGCGGCACGATCATCGGGGCGCCGCTCAAGGCGACGATCGACCGCGTGATGCTGCCGGGCAAGGCGATCTCCGGCGAGTTCAATCCCTTCGAGCAGGACAGCGAGGCCGCGGACTGGGCGGCCGAGACCGCCATGGGCATGATTGCCCGCGGCGTGAGCGGCGGGGCGCCGGCGGGCGCGCTCGGCGCGACCGGCGGCAAGATTGTCATTCCCGGCAAGGGTATTCAGCCGACGCAGCTTGGTGAGCTTGCGGCGCTGCCGTCAGCGGTGCCGATCCCGGCCGGCGACCTGCGGGTGTCCACGCGCTTTCCGACCGCGGTGGCGAAGGCGCAAGACCCGCTCGCCGAGCATCTTTCGATCGGGCTGCCGGAAATGCAGGCGTCGCCGGGCTACGCCAAGAATATCAGCCTGCTCGACAGCTATCCCGGGTTTGCGCACCTCCAGGGCATGAGCACGGACGAAGCCGCGCGCGCCTATATCCGGCAGGCGGCCGGCAACTTGGATTACCTGTATCGCCGATCGCCGGAAATCATGCAGCAGCGTTCGCCGCTCTGGTACGAGGGCGCGCACGAAGTTGCCGATGCCTTCGCGCGGCGCTGGGGCGTGCCGCGGCAGTCGGTGTCCGCCGTGCTGGCCTCGCTCTCACCACAAATGGACTGGTTCAAGAACGCCTCGCTCGGCGAGCGGGTCGGCGACCTCATGACCAGTGCCGCCGCCGGCCGGCCCATGACGTCGGAAATGGGGGCGATGGCGAGGTCGGATAAGATGCTGCCGCTGTTGTCCGGCGAACGTACCGGGACGAAGAACCGGGAGGCGCTGGCCGCCATCACCGGTAAGAGTTTCGACCAGCTTACTGATCCGCTTGAACAGGCGTTATGGCTTCGATTGTATGATGAAGCGCACAATTCACGGGCTTATCGTACAATTACGCCGGAAGGTAATTTCGGTAATTTTGTCGTCGGCAAGAGCGGCGAGCCTAAAGATGTAGGCTGGGGCGGGCTCGATTCCATCAGGAAGGCTATTCAATCCATGCGCAGCGGCGGCGATATCAACGTTATTTCGCCGCTGCTCGGCCGCGAGCACAAGGTTCGCAGTTTCTATAACAATATCGAGGTGCCCAACTATCCGCACTACGGCGATGTTACTGCCGATACCCATCAAGTGGCGGCGGCGCAGATGCGGCCGTTGTCCACCGCGTCGCCCGCGGTCGAGCATAACCTGTCGGGTGGCGCTGGCGGCTCTGGCTCCGATATTACCGGCGTGCGGGGTACCTACGGCCTGACCGCGGATGCGACCAGGATGATGGCGGCCGGGCGCGGTCTGGTCCCCCGCGCCGGGCAGTCGGCAACCTGGGAGCCGGTGCGGGAATTATTTGGCGCGACGTGGAAAACACCTGAAAATGCTTTTAAGGTGGATGAAATCTGGAGGGCGTTCGACCGTGGCGAAATCAGCATCGACCAAGCGCGCGACGCCATCTTCCACACTGCGGGCGGCATTGGAACGCCTAGCTGGGGAGAGCGAGGTCTTGCGGTACTGCCTCCAGCGCGGGGATCGACCTACCGCTGATGATTACATTGGTCTGCAATGGTGGGGCACGCCGCCGGCAGAAGAAGAGATGGATAGTTTAGATACTGAGATAATCGCGTTGTTGCGTGCGTGGGACGCTGCTGAACATAAGGGGTCTAGACATGGCGCAAAATCCGCTGACGGTCACGCCGACTAATCCGACACCGCCGACAAATTTCAGTTTCCTCGGCACGACGCCGCCGACCTCGCCCTCGCAGGCCGCGGTCGACGACGGCACGGCGGCCTCCGGCCTTGTTTTCGCCGCCAAACTCGCCTCGGCCGATAATGCCAACTTCCCGAGCCTCGACGCCGAGGGCAAGGGCACCGAGGTCGCCGTGACGCAGAGTTACAGCGCCAGCGTCTACAATCCGGCGGGGCCGCTGGTCACGGTGAGCACTGGTCCGGTGCAGACTGCGGCGAC